AACGACACGCTTACGGTCAACATCCAAAAGACCTGATGTGACATAACTAACAGAGTCTGTAGAAAGCTTTACACCCTGATTAGTACCGCCCGGTTTCTCCTGATAGATGTAGAACTCATTGACATTATCAATAAGACTTGCACCAGTTACAGGATCTTTTTTCTTCTTTACTTCTTTTACTTTGCGAATCTTTGTCGCATCAACAGGTCTGATCTCCTGAATACCTAGCTTTAGGTTCTTCTCATCAACAACCAAGTGATGATAGATACGACCATCGACATACCAACGTCTGAAAATATCATGACCTAAATCGTTAAAGTTTAGCATAGAAACAACGTTGTCAAACTCTTCATTGATTTGTTTCTTAAGTGACTCGCTTAAACCCTCAACCTTATCCATCGTCAAGGATATTGAGCTTTCGCCTTCACCCGAAATAACAGATTCGTTTACAATATCCTCAATGGCTGCGTCTACCTCAGGATGAGTGGCAACTGCACGATATTGTCTAATGTTCTGTAAGTTATCTTTAGCGTGGTCTTCACCACCAAGGTTTACGTAAGTACCATAATGAGCACCTGCAGCAGTAACGTATCCTGCACCATCCTGATCTGTGGGTGGCACAATAGATTGTAACTTCTCTTGAGAAGTATCTTTTTTACGTTTTATTTCAAAACCAAATAATGTAACGCCGTTGTTCTCAGCCATATTAAATCCTAATATTAGAGGTAGGTGGGCCACCACAGCCCACCTTAACTTTTATTTATACTACTTTAAGAAGTAGTCGCTGCTTCCCAATATTGCATTTGGAATTCAACAGTGAACCTTTCAATCTCATTTTCTGAAGCATAGTTCAGATCGATTGCTGATACTGCTGTTGGGAAACACCCACGAAAGTTATAAGACTTCAATGTAGACCCGTCTTTGTCGAGTTGATCGACAACAAGGTCTGCTTCGTAATCTACAGGGTTTGTTAGACCAGTATTTGCACTATGTGCATTCATACCGTTCATCCAACGTTCCATAGCGTTACGAACATTAAAGTCAGTGTCGTTAATGATAGTAGGTGACCACGTTTCGAATGTACGGTCTCCTGCCATCTTTAACTGTCTACCACGAAATGGTACAATGATTGTACCCATAGTGGAAGCAGGAAGTTGTGCTGCTTCACACAAGAAAGATGTAAGTTCTACATCTCCGTTTGCATAGCCCGGAAAGTTAATCGTAGCTTTGAAGAGATTTGGTCTCGCTCCACCGCCACGTAACTTGGCTTTAAAATCATCTACGCCTAGTACTGCCATTTTCTATCTCCCCTTTATACCGATAGTCCGGCGACTTCTTCAAAGTCAACGCCAGATCTTACAGCTACAAAGTTAAGAGTGATGTAGTTGATAGAACGTGCTGGCTTGATGAAGATGTTCGCAATAAACTCGTTTCTATCTATTACTGCAGCAGTATTGTTTGTTTCATCGCACACAACCCTAAAGTCTGTAATACCTCTACGTCCTTTGATTTCTCTCAGGAATGGTTCTACGATGTTAACGAACTCCGCTCTTGTGAACTCATCGTTGAGTTCGAACAAAGTGTTTCTTGCTGCTAGTGCAATCGCTCTTTCGACAACGTTAAACAACCTACGAACATTGATACGATCAAATGCTGATGGTCTGTTCATGTGTGTTTTGTCACCATACAATAAGATACCTTGGCCCGGTAAGTTAGCAATCGGGTTGATACCTGCTTTATATAGTGTGTCTCTTTGAGCTTTAGTTGGAGTATAAGCTAGGCTTGTTACGCCCAAGTACTGACCTCTACGAGAACCTGCAGGTGAGAACCATGGTGCAGAGTTTGCATCTGAAGCTGCCATGATACCTGCTGTTTGACCTGCTGCAGGTGTATGGATGTACTTGTCGTTATATTTGTCGTATACTTTCAACCAGTTGTTATCGACAAAGGCATATGAACTGTATGTGTAATCGGCAACGTCCGTAACAGTATCTGTAACAGGATCATCATTACCTACGACTGAGGCTGATGCAGGTGATGTTACAACAACACAATCCTTACGAGTTGTACCTGCTATTACAATAAGATCATCAACCAATGTATCCTGATCCGATGCAGTCGCTTGTCCTGGTGCAATCAAGAAGTCCACTTCGATAGTGTCTTTATCTTCAAACTGATCAAATCCTGCTTGATATGCAGAAGTTGATGCTGTAGTGCCATCAGATCCATTTGCCAAAGACATTGAACCTGTGCTATCTACGTGTGTAGTAGCATATATCCACTCAGATTGTCTGTTGATGACATTCTTCATGTAGTTAGAAGTACCATTTGCTTTGATAGCAGCACTATCCTTTGATACGAATGGATATCTTTCTAGAACAGTTCCTGCTGTTCCTGTGATTGTGCCATCTTCGTCAAGAACAAGAAGGTGACGCTCATTTCCTGCAGGAGTTGCGTCAAACTGTGCTTTATACGCATCATTCCAATTTCCCCAGTTACTATCGTTAGACCAAACAACTTGAAGTGAGCTACCAAGAGCACCTGCATTTCTTGCATAAAATGTGCCGCCAAGACCTGTCTTGTTGTCAAATGCTGTGTCGTTTTTGATCAGATGTGTGGCATCTGAATCAGCAGCGTTCCGTGCGTCTGAATCAGCGACACGAACTACTTGTAAAGCATTTGAGAATTTTAAAAAACCTGCCGCAGTGTGAAAATCTACGGTATGCGCATCATCAGGAGCACCGAAGGTAGCGGCAAGACTTGCTTCATTGTCTATTAGTACTGCCTCTTCGATTGGCCCCCAACGAAATTTCCCCGCAAATGCGCCAGTAGTTGTCTGTACGTTAGGCACACCGCCTGTAAGATCAACTTCCTTAACGACAATCGCTGGGGATTCTGATGGAGCAAATATTGCCATGACTGTTTCCTTTTCCAGTAATCGAATTATATGTTTTCATTATACGGTTATATTCAATCACTTGTATTTATAATAAATTAAAACTCGATGTTCCATTGCCAATCTTTGTTAACTTTCCATCCTTTCATCTTATCACCTTCAAGGACAGCTTCGTCAAACTTGTCTTCTTCGCTATGATCTTCTATAAATCCAAATGGAGTTATGTCATTTTCGATTTCTTTCATACGTTGCTCGAACATCATTTCTTTTAGATTAACGTCAGTAAGCTCTTCAAAGTTATTACCAACAGCAAAGTATCCGAACATCACAAGGTTCATCATCAAATCGTCATGATTTCCCTCTGATGCTTCGAAAGAAACTCCCTTTGCAACAAAAGTAGACATTTCTGTGATTGTTTGAGGATCAACTATATTCAACTTACCGTTTTCTATAATGTCCTTTATAGCAGAACAACCAATACGCTTGACTTTTCTATTCATCTCCACACCAATACGATCTGCTTTAATGGCAGATTCCATATGAAGGTTTTCATATTCTAAGTCTTGATATAGACCATTAGTAACTAGTGTTCCCTGATCATTTGATTCAACGATAACATACGCTTCATTGTATAAAGTTGCATACTTATATATAATGTTAGGGTAGAGTATTGGAGAGATAGTATTATTGCGATAAACAGCAACCTGTTTAAAAGGTCTTTGGCTAATATCGATCACATTAAATGTAGAATAGTCCTGTCCTCTACCCTTCGACACATCAACAGTCATTACATAGTTACGTTTTTTATTCGGCGGTTCATATACAAGAAGATCTCCACCCTCTAATACTTCCACATGAGGGATTGCCTGTTGTTCCAAAAGAACATGTGCCGCAATGAGAGTATCTCCTGTGCCAAAGAAAGTGTTACCAAACTCCTGATCGAACTGTAGTTGTGAAGTATTTGATATAGTCTTTGCTTTCCATTCATCGTCACGACCGGGAACATCCCACCAATCAACTCTGAAAGGTATAAACTCATTCACCTTTTGCATTGCGCCTTCCCACAACTTATGATACATGTTACCGATACCATTTGCTGTGGATGTGATAATGATTTGAGTGTCTTTACCAGATGATACAACAGGATAAGTTGACGTATAGAAGTCAGCCGCTTTCTCAACAAATGCAAACTCATCCAAGTACAGAAGATTTACAGACATACCACGAATAGAAGAACCAGATGTAGCAGCAGAAACAATACGACTGTTATTACTAAACTCAATACTTCTTTTGTTAAGAGCCTTGCATCCCGGTTGTAAAAAGAACGGTAGGTTTTCCAACATCAAATGAATACGACCCAACATCTCCTGTGCAGTAGCGCCTTTGTTTGCTAGGATTGCGATAGTTTTTTCAGGACTAAACAGTGCGTACCAAAGAAGATATGCAACCGAAGAAATAGATTTCCCCGACTGTCTACAAGCAAGCACGATGCTAAACCTATTTTCCATAAAATGGTTAAACATCTTTTGCTGATAGGGGTAAAGTTCAAAGTTGACAAGACCTCTATCAAGGTGTATAATTTTACAATAGTTCTTAGCAAAATAGCTAGGATCTTTCATACACCTTGCGTATTCTTGAAACTCTTTCTTAGTATATTGTTGCTGAACCCCATCACGTTTAACGTTAGGGTTACCCATATAGGTTTCATTTATCTGAGGTATAGTCACTTATATCTACCACGTTACCTTGTTCATCATCACTGTCTTCCGATAAAAGCATTCTCTGCAAATCACTTGTAGAGCCTACAAATAGATTGTTTGTTGTATTTTGTGGAAGTTCCTTTGGAGCTTCTTCTTTATGGTACTCTTTTTTCTTCTTATGAAGATCTAAAAGATTGCCGTTAACATCTGCCATGTTTTTCATCATGCCCGACAGAACTTCAAATGCACGTGGATGTTCAGTAGCTCTTGCTACTTCCATCATCTCTTCAAGTGCCTCAGAACCCTTTACTAATAAGTCATAGTAAGTTTTTCTAGCAAATTCAAAATCATTGTCTACATTTTCATTTTCTTTTGTCATTATCCTGCACTATCAGCAAATGGGAATTCAAAATCTATCAGTTCATTAAAACCATAGTCGCTATCAGCAGAAACATTCGCAGGATCAGTCGTTACTTGTATCTGTCCTATCTGTACATCTGAGTCTGCTAGTCCACCATTGATTTCACTGATGTTATTTATGGAAGTTCTAATCACACCAACTTCGTTAATAGCACCATAAAAGTTTACTCTCATATCAAATGTGAGTGTGTATATAATAGTCCTTCTTGCTTCTAATGTTCCCTCATAGTCATCACTAAAATCTACACCAGTTAAAGTTATTGGAGTGTCTTCAGTAATATTGGGGTAGTCAGAAAAAGGTTTAATTGTTAAACTATACTGAGGATTAAATGTTGGTAGGATCTGTTCTACAATCTGCAAAGCATCATCTTGAGTTTTTGCATAAACGCTTAATTGAAATCCAATATTGTATGGAACGAAACTATAGAACTTATTTCTTAGATTAGATGTGCTGCCCGATTGGGTAAAGTTATTCATCTTCTGAAGTTGTCTCTGAGCATCGTATTGAATACCAGTAATCTCAAAAGACATTCTAGGAAGCTTGATAGAAACTTTAGTATCATTATCAAGATCAGGATTTTCCCTGATACGTTCAAGAAACTTTCTCTGTGGACCATATGATAATGGAACTTTTACTTGACTTGTTACTTGATTTGAGCTATTCTTACGTAGCACATAAAGGTTATTGAACAGTGTGCCGAATACAGCTACACTTTTTCTTATCCTTTGATGATAGAAATGCGTTCCAAACATAGTTAACCTTTATATATATTCTGAAGATGATCTTCAAACTGTTCCACCTTGGATAATCTATTAGGCCAAAGGATGTAATCCTTTTCTGGATTTGCCTTAAGATTATTAAGGAGAGGTACAATGGCATTGTATAAGTTATTTAGCCGCTCTTCTGCAGACGATGCTGTGGCAGATACTTTCTGTACTGCCTCTAGTTCATCTTCATCAACGGCGGTAAATCCAAAATCAAACATATCACTCATCAGTTATTCTCCGGATCACCAAATGGGTTGTTCTCAGAGAAGTCTAAGAAGTCTGCACCGATTGTACTAAAGTCTGTGTTCTGTTCGTTCTGACTAATCTGATTATCTTCTGCCACTGCAGAAACTGTTGCAGTAGCCAGTGTTCCTGCCAAGTCTAGAGAAGTTGTACCGACAACAAATCTGTTGGCAACAAACTCATGATAGTTTCCATCGTCTGCACCGATATGAATGAGCTTAAGAACATTATCTGAGTCTGAGAATGCAGCAACTTCCCCTCTCATGACAACTCCTGAGGATAGTGTCTGATTTACAGTTTCCCCTACTGTGAAGCCACCCCCTGCACTGTCAAGGGTAAGTAAGTACTCATATGCATAAGACCGTTCAATGCCATCAATAGCATCAACATTCGTATCAAAGTCTTCATCACTGTACTCAAACTTCTCACATCTAAGTTTATATGTTGCTAAGTTACTTAGCTGATAAAATGGTTGTTCGTGATCTACTGCCATGATCTGAAACATAGAGTTAGACAATGGTAAGTATACTAGATCACCTTCTCTAGGTCTAGTGCTATTAATCTCATTATCAAAACGATTTATGGTTGTTGTCCATCTACGTCTTGCCACAACAAACGTTGCTTGATCCCTGATCTCTACGCCAAACTTTGTGAACAGATCTCCTTCACCATCAAACCCTTCTGTATTCTCAATATACATTTCCACTTTGTAAGATGAGTTAAACCTTGAAGGAACATCGTCTCCAAAAATCCTATCTTCATTTACAATATCTCTTGGAAGATAGTACACATCTTGACCAAACATCTTTAAGGACTCTATGACAATATCTTCATAGAGGTTCTGTTCTGAGTGTACTTTTTGACTGAAGTATAGATTAGTTGCCATGTTAGCCTACAAAGAAATCTGCAGGAAGTTCATGTTCCAAACGGATTCTCTCTCTTAATCTTTCGATATCTTGTAACGCATCTTCATAGATTTGTCTACCGTTTATTGTAACCCCTCCAGGCATTTGCATTCCTTCAAACTTGATAAGGTTTGCGCCCCACTGATGTTTGATAAGTGCTGTAGTATATTCTTTTAACCACAAGTCATTCCACACTGCTGTGTGAGTAGCACCATCAATAATACTATAGACTTCTGCTACAATATATTCGCCTTCTTTGATATCACCATCATCAAAGTTACCGTGAATATATAAGCGGTTTTGTTTCCTTACATACTCTACCTGTGGAGTGCCATTTAATCTCATATCAAGTAGAGAAAGATATTGTTGTACTTGCTCATAGTATGCAAGATCTCCAACATAAGAACCCATGTTGGCTATATCGTTCATATGCATTTGGTATTTGACACTAAACATATTACGTGAGAACAAACCTTGCTCTAACTTAAATAGTTTGGTGACCTGTTGAACATCAGAGGATATCGAAACATACTTGTTAGTAATATCATCTGCAGTCAAGAGGTGTTGAATATATCCTCTATACGTGGCTTCTGAATGAAACTCCCTGAAATACTGTAGAGCCTCATCTACACGATCTTCTATTTGATCTTCATCCACATTGATTTCGATGACAGGATCACCTAGTCTGCGTAAGCAGTAATCTATTAAGCCTTGTCTTGAACTAGGGTTAGCCATGTTTTGTTCCTATTTTAACAGTATTTATATTAGTTCAAAAGAGTTCCAGACGCATCGTAAACATCAATACGGTAGTGTGAACCATGCTGCCCGTCAAGTAAGTCTGCGTCCATACCTTTACCTGCACCCCCAAAGTATGCATGCAGTTCACTTGAGTCTATACTAAAAGTTCTGCTTGCGGCAATAGTACCCCCACCTGCTAAACCAGTACCTGCTGTTAATGTTACACTAGTATGGTTAATATGTTCGTTGCCCACGAAACCTGACAAGTTGTCATGAACAATCGCACCATCATTGGTTGATATAGCGCCAGTACTATTATTGTAGCTAATACCTGTGCTACCACTTACTGCAGTTCTTGTCAATTCTTGTGTATAGATAGGCTGTACAAAAGAACCACCATCAGCAGTGTTGATTGTTAATGCACCTGCAGCAGAATCGAATGATGTTGAGCTAACACCTGCTACAGAAACTGTACCTATACTATCAACCAACCCTTGAGAGTTCACAGTTATTATTGGAACCAAAGAAGCAGATCCAAATGTTCCTGTGGTTCCAAGTGCAGATGCCCTAGAGACAAGTGTTCCTGATGTTGGTAATGTTACACCAGTTGCTCCTGTAGTCGTTAGCGTAACAGCATGCCCACCACTTGTGATTAGATTACCTGCTAATGTCAGATCTCCTGCAAGACTAATGGTCCTATTGGCATTGTTAATATCAAGCGTAAGAGTTCTGTCTGCTGTTAATGCAGGACTTGCGTTATTAGATACGATAAGAGTTTCGTAATCTGTGGTAGTAACATCCCTAAGACCAAAGGTAGTAATATCATTGATAGCTAAAGGACCATTGATATCAGCGCCGTTTATCGTAGGACTAGTTAATGTCTTATTTGCTAAAGTTTGTGTTGCCTGTGCGCCAATAACTGTGTCGCCACTAACTGCAGCACTAAGTTGTGATAGTGTAGTTACTAGAGTATTGTTACTTAAGTTAATAGTTTTGTTTGTAAGAGTTTGTGTGCCAGTTCTTGTTGCAATGTGATCACTGTCGATGGAAATAGTCGCATCAAGTGCGTGTGCAGGAGAGGTTATGTCCAATCCTGCTGCACCTGTTAACGTCTTAACATAGTTGCCACTAGTACCTGAATCTAGTAATATTGTTGTCGTGCCAATAATAGACACGATCCCTGAAGAGTCTACAGGGTTTTCACTAAATGAAGTGCCTAAAAAATCACTAAGTTTTTGTACCATCTTTACACTTTCTTATGGTTATGCTTGGGCTTCGCCCCATCTTAACTGAATCGTTCCTTTCACATCACCTGATTTAACAAAAGCATTGATAGCCAAAACATCTGGGCCATCTGGATATTTGTAGTCGCCACCCAATGGAGCACCTGATAGTTCTTTAAGACCACCTAGTTCAAGAACAGTTGTCAAAGCATCCGCTCTAGATGCATTACAAACGAATGAGAAGATTCTTTCGCCTGGTAACGCATATGATCCTGTAGACCAAGTGATATCATCTTTATCAGCAACTTGAGCAAAGGATGGTTGTCCACCATCATCAACAGCATTCAATGATTTCCATGATGCGTCAGAGAAATTTCTTGGATTAATGATACCCTGAACAACCACCTCACCCGATGAAGATGAACCACGTGACAATCCAACCGCACATTGTTGTAAAAGAAGTTGTGATCTATTAAGAAGTTCCTTTGCCCCTAATCGACCCACAGAAGAGTTAGATACTGAAGGAGCTAGTCTCAAACAGAATGATGTGATTGGAGTTGTACCAATCTTATCGCCAGATGTATTGTGAGAGTTTGAGTAGTTAAAAATATAACCTCTATCAAAGTCAAATCCACCGTCCATTACTAGGGCAGAACCCCAATGCGATAGTGTTGGAGAACAAGTGTTGGAAATCTCAATAATACCAGTATTACTACTATGAGTTGCAGCACTACCTGCTGTAAGGTTATTTGTAGTACCTTGGAGATACTGAGATAGAGTTGCCGCTCTAGTACATCCTGTAAAGTTACCCGCTCCATCTGTTACGCTTCTGCCTGTATATGAAATGATTTCGTTGTCAATCATTAATACACCCGCATCATCAAACTCTTGTAAGTTAGCTCCCGGAATTGTTGTTTGAGTTGCATCAATAGTATTTGTAAGAAAGGTGATTGGAGAGTCATTCTCAATAGAATATCTAACAGGAAGGTTGCCTGATCTCATATAAGCTTCATCATTAATGTTGTTGTTTTTCATTCTATGGATATATAACCATCTACCATCATCACCTCTAACCATGAAGTGAATGAAACCTGCACCATACCAAGAGTACTCAATACCAATCATTTGCATCTTGTTAAAATCCCAATGGTATCCAGAAGATCCTAGACCATCAGCTTTATCCATATTCCATTTTGATTGAGGAACTCTGAGTTCTGATACTTTTTGAGATCTAATACCACCTTGTGTCACACCTCTGTAATCTGGTGTAATGAACATAGAGGTATTGCTTACAACCTGAGTAACAAAGTGTGTCATTCCTCTAATAATTATACGATCACCAGCTCGCACCTGTTCAGTGAGTCTTGTGTTACTTCCTGTCACAGCATTACTGTTTTGTGTCATTGACAGTGTGCCAGTAATATTGTCTGTGGAGGATCTTTTAACACAGAACATTTGGTTGCCATCAAATTCAAAGAAGATACCATTTTGATCATCAAACATACCTGCACGAACAGCAGAACCAACCCAACCTTTTACATACACCTTAGATTGTTGAGCTAAGACAGCAGTAGTGTCTCCCAACGTTGATTTTGCAGCAACTGTGAATGTATAGTCATCTACAATACTTGCAACTGTGTAATCATCTTCATACCCCGAAGTTGTAATACCTTCAAGAGTAATATCTGCCCCTACTTGAAGACCATGATCGATATCGTCAGTCTTTACAGTAATCGCAGAACCAACTGTCGTTCCTGCTGCAGTAATGCTTTGTAGATCATAGTTTGGTGCAAATAACGTACCTGATGACCACAAGAAACCTTTACCAGATTGGTAGCGGAAGAATCTTTTTGATTGTCTGATAACTGCAGCAGCATATGTAGGAGTTTTAGTCGAGAGAATAACCCCACCATCAGAAGGTCTGTGCAAAATAGTTGCGTTTGAGATAGCATACAGAGTAACACTAGAAGGACTTCCTACAGCCGCCCCTGCCCTTGCTGTATATGTTAATGAAGTCAAAGATGGTGTTGATTTAACAACAAATGGTCCTGTAGCTTCTTCTTTATTTGTACCTGCGCCCACTGTAACATGAACAGGACAACCTGGGATTAATCCATGCGGATTTGTAAAGTTAAGTGTAATCACACTTGGATCAGCGCCATTAGAAGTTGCTGATGCTACAGGAATAGATGAGTTTGCGTATACTCCACCCTTTCTACCAATAGTCTCTTCTGTTTTAAGTGATTGACCACTTGATGTTCCTACAGTTCCACGTGCAAAGTATTTAATAGTTTGGGTGTCTGGAACCTGATCAATAATAAAACTACCATCAGCCCGTGAGAATCCTGCTGTACCTGCGTCTAGTCCTGATACGTTTACAACATCTCCAACAGATAAATCGTGATCTAAATCTACAAACGTGATACTGATCAAACTA